CGAGAGGGCGGTGAACAGTAGGACTATGCCGTACTCCCGTGTAGAAACCGAACCATCACGGTCAGGTTTCGCACGGATCACGAATTCAGTCCACGAAGCACACCAAGTTCTTTTTGAGAACGAGACGTGCGGAGAGACTAAATAATCGTGATCAGACTGATGGACGCGAAACGCTTGGTTGGTTACATCTGAATAAACAGGTGCAACGAAACGGAACGCTAGCGGAACTCTCTCTCGCAATTCAGCGAGAAAAAGCTCACCAAAGCACAAACAAATAGTGCTTCGATACCATGAGTTGTGGAACTTCATAATGCTCATGATTGAATCAAGAGCATAATCAAGCTGTACGGGGCGAACATCTACACCTAAATAGTAATCCTGACCACAAGACTCCCGAAACGGTCCATCACCAAAAGTTTTGGACATGTTCGGAACGAAACCCAAACCCTTTAACAAGGCGAGGACTTCGTGAAACTTATGCTGACGCAGAACGATATCGTCTCCGTATACACGGTAGTCGATACCACTCGCACCGGCTTCAACAGCATGACAAGCTGCTGAAAATATAAGTGTCTGTAGTGGAAAACAAAAACCATTTCCCATCGAGCAAAACTTATGGAAGGTTTTAACCTCACCATTCATTTTGTACGATTTCGATCTGATCCTATCCAAAAGATAGAACCAGTCGTAGGGAAGCAACGTTCTGACCACTTCCGTTGCAATGCTATCGCTAGCAGAGCTCAGGTCGATGGTGCAGTAGGGGTTGTCTTGAGGAATTGACCCATCACGGGCCATAACGCTATTTAAGGATTGATCCGATAAGTCGATGTTAGCACGATTTCTCAATCGTGTACGCATCTCCTCATCGATACCTTTCTGTAAATAGCCATTCAAGAGTGGTTCAACGGCGATTGGTCGTGAGACCAGCGTCGTCTTAGGGACAAATACTATTTTATTATTGTCGACTAGCGAAATCCGATGGCAAAAACGTTTGTCAAACGCTTGAGAGATATCGGTGCAAAGAGCTGTTTCTGGGTCTACGAGTAACTCGCAAACCTGGATATGACTCTTTAAAGCGTACTTCGCATAATCGTGGGCGGAGGGAGTCACGG